GTTCAAAACATTATGATATAGAGACCTCAACACAGCCTTGATTTCTTCGTTGGGGCAGTCAATCCTCAACAAGGGCTGGAGATCTGAAGATGTTGTCATTTCGTCTGCATATATATCCAACGCAGAGGCTAATTCTGGAGAAAACTCCATTTGTTCAAAATCAGAATATCTCTCTACCCTGTTTTGATGAAAGGCTATGTTTGCTAAAACACTTTCGAAAGGGCTATATGTTTTCTTTTTAAATTGTTGGCCCGAAACTGATTTAAATGATTTGCCAAATTTATCCAATCGGTGTTTGCGGCCGATTCGAACCTGCTGTCTTCTGTAGTTAACAACTGGCCCCGAAAGCAACTTAGTTAATCGCTTAAATAAAGTCGACTCTTGGTTTCTTGGATTTCTTGTATTTCTTATATCTTTTACAGCCATTTATATTATCCTATTTCATAAAAAAAGGCAAATTATTAAAACTATAATTATTTGGGTCTATAAATTTATCAAGAGCTTGAGATCCTAATAACAAAGACTGGTCTTTTGCAGTTCTAGCAGCTTTTGAAAAATCTAAAAGACCTGGAACTGTAGTATCTTTTTTACCAAAGATATCTTTAAAGCCTCCACTTTTAAGTTTAAATCCAGTCATAGCATCGGTGACTGCTCCAGCAAGAATACTATCATTAAACTGTCTATCTGCATCTCTTAAAAACTGGTTGATTTTAGACCTTTTTAAGTCAACATCTTTTCTTTTTCCTTTAAAAAACATACCTTCATTAGCATCTAATCCAGATCTTATCTGATCTAAATATCTTTTTCTTGACTTTATACCACCACCACTTATAGAATATCTAGAGCCTATTTCCTGACCAGCTGCACTACCTAAACCAGCGCCCAATCCAACTAGTAAAGAACCACCACCAGTTAAAGCAGCTAATCCACCGCCTAGTATAGCACCAGCAAGTCTTCCCCTACCACGCCTACTTTCTCTTTTTCTTGCAGATTCATCTTCTTCAGCAAGCTTTTCTTCCATAGTTCTTATCTCGTCTTCAATAGTACGCATTTCACCAATACCAGTTCTTCTTATCTGAAGACCAGCTAACGCACCAGTTGCTTTTCCGCCAGCTCTAGCAGCTGCATACTGTGATAAAAAATTTGACATATTAACTCCTTGTAAATTCTAAATAATACCAAGCACCAAGCTCTTTTCTATAAAGCCTAAGCTTGCCATCTGGTGTCTTAACAACTCTTTCTTCTCCATTATTTCCAGAAGTCTTAGATGGATACCCTACTTGTAGTTTTGTATCTACTCCTTTTGAGTTGTATAAAAATCTTTTTTCTCTATCAATTGCCATTAAGTAACTCTCTTATGTATAGGTCTATATTCTACACCTACATTATTTACTTTTTGTATACTATCACCATCCATATCTAAACGCACTTGAAACGAAGACGCTAACAATGGTGTACTAAAAGTAATTTTATTAACATCAAGGTCATTACTTGTACTAGCTAAATCTTGGCTAGCAGTTCCGTCTGACACAACTTGTTTAGTTCCACTATCATTTGTATAATAATACTTTAACCCATCGCTATTTGCAGCTCCACTCGCATACTCTATTGTTACTCCATAAATCTTTTTAACAACATTAGGCAAATCAAAGTCATCATCTTTTAATATAATATCAAAAGTCGTATGATTGTCCGACTCTCCATCATAAGATACTATTTCAGCTAAATCTTTTCCGAAAGTTAAATTATTATAAGAATCTGTAATAACATTAGTCTTAACACTATCCGCAACTAAATCTTCTACAAAAGTAAAAGAATTAGTTATAAAGCTATATATGTAAGCATCGCCACTGTTACCACCAGATGCTCCTGCATCCCTAATTGAAACTAAATGTTTATGCGTTGGTTCATAACCAAGAATAGAACCATTAGAAGAATTATTGCTAGTAAACGTCAATGTTCCATTTGTTACAGAGCCTCCAGTCGTAGCTATTGATAATTCAAATGAGGTTGAATCAGTTATAGAGCCTACATAAGCACCAACTGGAATACCAGTTCCGCTCACACCCATACCAACAATCAACTTAGTTGTACTATCCATTGCTATAGTAGGATCATTATTATAGTCACAAGTTGCATCTGTAAAAGAAGGAGTAAAAAAACTATTCCAATCATCTTCTTTTATTTTTGTCTGTAGGTTTCTTATCTGACTACCATCATAAAAAAATAAACCATTTTTATTAGCCCAAGCTATACCAAAGTCTGTTTTCACAGTAGCTGCGTGAAACTCTACACCCATATTTTTATTTTCAGATTCTAAAAACCATTGAGTATCTGAACCGCCACCTATATTAATAATATAAAGAGTTTTTTCTTTATACGCAAAAAGCCTATCGGCAAAAGCTTCTAGCTTAACAAAATCCTCTCCATCATTAACACCTATATCTATAAAGTTAAACTCTGGAAATGAATTAAATTTATTTATTAAACTATAACGTATTTGATCTCCCCTGTTTACTAAGTTTCCAGATCCATCAGTATATTTTATGTTTGCTACAAAAACTCTTCTATTTGTTACTACACTAGTTTGGTATTTTTCTCCAGCAGCTCCTATTGTTAAAATTGATGTTTGGCTACTATATCCATTTATAGTCTCGTATGTATCTAAATTTTCTTTTAAAGAAGTAAAAGTGCAAAACACTAAACCTGTGCTAGCAACATCTAAACTCCAACCTTTATAAGTTCCATCTAAAGTAGGTCTTCCACCATAAGTAAAACTTACATCACCAAACAGTACCCATTCATCATCTGAAGTTGAAAGCTTATGATATATTCTTGCTCCTACTGCATTTACTGGATATCCAGCTGTTCCTGTAGCTGGGTTTTCACTAGCCAATACCTCGCAAGTTACATAATTATTTGTACCTACAGCAACCGTACCACTAAGTTCAAACGGTAAAGACTCTTCTCCATTCTCATAAACAAAAGTAGTTGCAAATTTGTAAGTACCAGAAGTCCAAGTGCTTGCTCCACTTCCAACAGTAAAGTCAAGATTAAATCCTCCAGTGCCACCAGAAGCCGAAGCTGTTGGAGGATATATAGCATATGCTGCATCGTCACCCCAAGTTACTCCACCTGCAGGCATAACAAAAGTAGTCGAATTAGTATGGTAAGTAACTGCTTCAGTTGCGTGAGTGCCGCTTTCCCTGTCTACAACATAATGACCAGCAGCAGTAGTAAAACTACCAAAACTCCCAGACGTTACAAATGCTGTTGTGCTATTCCCAGAACTTGCAGTTACTCCAACTAAATGAAGTCCACATCCACCAACTGTTGGAGCTGGTAAGGTAGAGCCAAAAGATTTCCAACCATCTTCATCTGAAGTTAATACTGCGCTTCCAGCAAAACTGCTTCTCCATCTTGTTTGTGATTTATAGTACTTGTAATTTTTAATTACAGTAGCCGTATTAGCTATGTTTGTATCACAAGACTTAACTGTTCCATCTGCAATGTGATAAATAACTTTTGCTTGTTCTGAGCCAGTAACCGCACCTAAACTTATATCATTAGTATCCCAAGTTGTAGCATCTAAAACGTGAATTACTGCGTTAGTTGTGTCATCTGCATTAGCTAAAAAAGTTCTTACAGTAGATGTATTTCCTCCTCCAGAAGCATAATCAAAAGTAGCTTGAAATAAACCGTAGCCAGGTTGAGAAGCTGTTAAAGCTGGAGCTGTATAATCAGAAGTATTGTCAACTGCTTTACCACAAGATTTTATAGCTCCAAACTCATCTACAATAACATTATTAGCTTGCGCTAATTCATTATCTTGAATAGAGCGAGAATTGGTTTTAGTATTTAAACCACCCTCAAAACGCGTATATGTTTTAAACTGTTTAGGCATTATTCCTTTATCTCAAAGTGTACTAAATCATCAAACTTATTATCTTTTGTTTGTGTATCCTGATCCCAATCTCCACCCCAGCGAATATTCAAACCCATTTGCGAAGCAATACCCAAAACATATCCACTAAAATAATGGAACCTATCGCGGTCATTCCAATCAATAGGATAGGGAGCCACATCAACAGCAATGCTAGGGCTTTTATTGTGTTTACCGTTAGGAAACTTAAGTTTACTATTGCCTTTGTTATACGCTGCATTCTGTCTCTCCTTCCCTCGATGACCTTCTATTACTGTGCAATCAAAATGCTTAACTACTTCGTTAAACAAATCAATTAATCTTTCATCGCAAGTATGTAACTTAGATTTACTCTTTGTGCTAAACCTTGGCATTATGAAAAAGTCTCCAATAATACCTTAACTTCAGCCCAAACTTT